CAGCTACCTTTAATTCAGCAAATCAATCGCTTGGAGGCTCATATAGTACTACTGGAAATATTCTTATTTCATCTACAGACTCTTTTGCTATAAATAAAGGAGGTTCACTTTCTCTTGGAGGTAAGTATAATACTGCAGGAACACCAATAGAGACTTTTGCCAGAATACATGGTAAAAAAGAAAATTCTACTGATGGAGATACCGCAGGCTATTTAACTTTTGAAACCGTCCCTGATGCTACAGCTTTACTTACCGAACGAATGCGCATCAATTCAGTAGGCAATGTAGGCATCGGCACGGCTAGTCCTGCGAGTGGATTGTCTTCATCAAGGACTTTAAATATTTATGGTGGAGCAAGTACAGGTGGAGAAATTGTAATTGAAGGGAATAGTGGAGGAAACTTCTTAAGCCTTAATGCGGGGACATCTTCAGGAGACCTACCAATTGTTTTATTCAATCGTGGTTTAAGATTAGGTCATGCAACTAGCAAAGATGCTACAGGATTTGTTGAGTCAATGCGCATCACTTCGGGGGGTTACTTGAAGGCTGCTAATAACGGGGTTTATAACAATGCTACAGGAGCATTTCATGAATTTAATCAAAATTTAATTACAGGGCAAGTAGCAGTTTTTAGAAATTCGGCAACTAGTGTGCCTCAAGGAATAGAACTTGCATTTACAGGAGCAGATCCAAATGATACAGGAAGTTATATGCTTGGGGCTTATACAACTAGCGGAGGATTTACTTGGATTTATAGAATTTTCTCCAATGGTACTGTATCAGCTAGATCAGATGCAAGATGGAAGAAAAATATTGAGACTACTAGAAACGGATATATTGAAGATTTGTGCAAACTTAGAGTAGTAAAATATAATTGGTACAATCATGAAGATGACACACCAAAAGAACTAGGCTTAATTGCTCAAGAAGTAGAAGAGGTATTCCCTAATCTAATTCAGATTGATCCTGTAATAGCAAAAAGAGAAGTAGAACAAGAAGATGGAACTATCATTGAAGAAGAATTTGAAGATGGAGTTTCAAGAAGTATTAAAACTAGTGTTCTACCTTTCATGTTATTGAAAGCAATACAGGAACAGCAGGCACAAATAGAAGAACTTAAAGTACAAATCGATTCACTTAAAAACCAAATCAAATGAAAGTAACGCTAACAGAAGAACAAATCAAAATGCTTGAAGCATGGGCACAAGAACTGCCTACAAAGTACGGGATGTCCTTCATCCAATTCCTAGCACAGCAAGTGCAGGAGCAGAACCCGAAGGAAGAAACAGAATAACAAATGGGGAATCAATCGATTCCCCTAACCTTTAAAACCCCCAACCAATGGCTGAAGAAAATAAGATCATACTTGACGCAGATGTCAAACCACTTAAGAAACAATTAAGGGAGGCAACGCTTGAACTTCAAAACGCACGTCAAAAGTTTGGGGAGTTATCTACTGAAGCCGTTAATGCTGCAAAGAAGGTAGCAGGGATCAGGGACAGCATTGAGGATGCCAACGAGCAGGCCCAACAGTTTGATCCGGGCAAAAGGTTTCAGGCATTAACTACGGCAGCCTCCACGGCAGCGGGTGGAATAGCAGCAGCACAGGGGGCTTTGGCTTTATTCGGTTCTGAAAGTAAGGATGTTGAAAAGGCTTTGCTAAAAGTACAGGGGGCAATGGCTTTGTCTCAAGGCTTATCCCAACTGAAAGACATTGGAAAAGTAGGCGATCAGTTGACTACTGCTTTCAAAGGATTAACGGCAGGGGCAAACGGATTTAAGAAGGCTTTGATCTCCACGGGCATCGGGGCTTTGGTGGTAGCGGTCGGCTTGCTAGTAGCCTATTGGGATGATATTCTAGCCTTGGTGGGCGGGGTATCGAAAGAGCAAAAGAAACTAAACGAAGCAACGCAGTTAGACCTTCAGGCGCAGACCGAAAAACTAGATGCGATAGATGGGCAGGCTAACCAATTAAAGCTGCAAGGAAAAACTGAAGAAGAAATACTAGATCTAAAAATAGCCCAAACTGCTGAGGCTATAATGGCAGCGGAGGTAAACTTAGAGAATGCTAAGGCTACTAAGCAGGCACAGATAGATGCGTCTAAAAGAAACCAAGAAATACTAGCAGGGCTTTTAGCCTTTCTTTCTTTGCCTATTACTGCGATCCTTGGAACAGTTGATTTGATTAGTTCAGGATTAAAGCAGCTAGGGCTTATAGAAGAGTCTACTACATTGCTAGATGATAGCACTAAATACCTTGCATCTTTTGTATTCGATCCTGAGAAGGTAGCAGAAGAAGGCGATCAAGTAATCAAAGAAGCGGAGGGCGCACTTAATAAATTAAAGGAACAAAGCGCAGGTTATACACTATCCCAACAAGATGCACAAAAAGCAGCAGGTGAAAAGTCAAAGGCTGCACAAGAAAAAATTGATGCCGACAAACTAGAAGCGGATAAAAAGTTAAAAGAAGACAAAAAAATTCTTGATGAAAAAACGGCAGCGGAAGATAAGGAATTCCAAAAGCGACTAAATGAGATTCTAATCGAAACAAGGCTACAAGGAATCAAAGATGAGAATGAAAAAGCACGGGCTGAATTAGTTGCACAACAAGAGCAGGAACTAGCGGATCTCGAAGGGGATACCAAGCTAAGGGCAGAGCAAAAACTAGCTATTCAAAAGCAGCTTGAAATTAAAAATAAGCAGGAACTAGATGCCTTAGATCAAAGCTTTGCAGAGGCTGATGCCATCAAAAAACTTGATGAACTAGATGCGCAAATGCAAGAATCTCAAACGGATCTTGATATGCAAAAAACTTTATTAGATCAAAAGAAGGCTTTGCTTGATCAATTTTATGCAGAAGGAGATATAACTAGAGAACAGTATTTTGAAGGTCAAAAAGAAATTGAAAATGCTGAAATTAAATTGACTAAGGAAAAGTATGATTTGCAAATAGCAAGAGCAAAAGAAGCATCAATGGTTTTAGGTCAATTATCTGAACTTGCAGGTAAACAAACAGCAGCGGGAAAGGCACTAGGAATTGCTTCTGCTTTGACAAATACCTATGTCGGTGTGACTGAGGCACTATCTGCAAAATCAGTTCTTCCTTCCCCTTTTGATGTGGTGGCTAAAGTTGCAAACGTAGCAACAATTCTAGCTAGTGGATTGAAAGCAGTAAAGGCTATCACAGCAGTACAAGTTCCGGGTGGTAGTGGTGGAGGTGGTGCTGTTTCTGCACCTAATATTTCAGCATCAGCACCAAGTGTAGGTAGTCAAGTCCCTACAATTGGATCTAGCCCGGTTACTGCTCTAGGTACAATGATGCAAGGACAAGCACCAATCAAAGCCTATGTGGTAGAAAGCGAAGTGACAGGAACTCAAAAGCGGGTGGCCGATATTGAACGAAGGGCAGGATTTTAATACTTAAGGATATGGATAAATTACCACTTTATAAAATGTTTATCGCTGATGATTTTGAAGGCGAAGAGGAAGTAGATTTTGTAGCCTTGGTTGAAAGCCCTGCGATCCAGAGAAACTTTCTAGCATTTGCAGAACAAGAATTTGAAAGCTATAATGACTACCCGCAAAGCGCAAAGGATAATGCAGAACGGGGAATCCGTTTGAATGAAGAAATAGGTAATAAGTGTGCTACTCAGGTTGGCAAGGTTAGGGCACAACAGATCATGAACGGTGAGAATCTATCAATTGATACGATCAAAAGAACCTATTCCTATTTGAGCAGGGCTGCTGAATATTACAATCCAGATGACACAGAAGCTTGCGGAACTATCAGCTATCTTCTATGGGGTGGCGAACCTATGCTTAGATGGGCAGAAGCTAAAATTAATCAAGAACAATTCAGCACACACCTATCCTTCGCAGTTCAAGATGAAGATCAGCGCATAGTATCCGGGCCGTTAATGATTGCAGATCTACCGATCTACCGAAAGGATGAGGAAGGCGAATACTATGTCATGTTTACGGGTGAGCAGATCAAGAAGATCGTGCAGCGGTTTTTCAAAAAAGGCTATCAGGCCAAGGTAAACATAGAACATGGCAAAGCAGCCGAAGGGGTATACATGTTTGAAAGCTACATCATAGATCGTGAAAGAGGGGTTAACCCTCCTACAGGTTTCGAAGATGTGGCAGATGGTTCTTGGTTCGGAAGCTTTAAGGTTGAAAATGACAAACTCTGGGGCGAAGTAAAAGCAGGGACATTTAAAGGCTTCAGCGTGGAGGGTTTATTCAGGTATGAAAAGGCAGGAATGATCGTGCAAAAAGAAGAACAAATTATGTCACAAATTTTTAAAATTTTGAGTCAAGTTGAACAAAATTAACTAACTAAATATTTACAATTATGAACGCAAAAGAAGCACTCGTGCAAATCAAAAACTTGCTATTTTCAGAAGCAGAAAAAAAAGCAACCTTCGCTATGGTGGAAGGTAAACTAGTAGACGGCACTATGGTGTCCTACGATCTTGAGACTTCAGAAATCTATGTGATCGGTGAAGATGGGGAAAAAGTCCCTGCACCTGTTGGAGAGCATCAACTTGAAAGCGGTGAAATCGTAATCGTAACCGAAGCGGGTAAAATAGCTGAGGTTAAAAAAGGTGAAGCACCAAGCGTAGAAATTGAGATCGAAGCATCTTCAGATGTGGTAGAAGAAGAACCTAAGAAAGACGAAGCTATGGCTAAGTTTGAAGAGGTTCTAGGTGGCCTTGAAAAAAAGGTAGAAGAACTAACCGCAAAGGTTAAAGCAATGGAAGACAAAGCAGAAGATGTAAAGGAGGCGGTTAAAATGTCCGCAGTGATCCTTGAGTCTTTGGCAAAAGAGCCAAGTGATAAAGCTATCACAGCCCCTAACCAATTTGCAAAGCAATTAAAAAAAGAAAGTAACGACAGATTTGACAATCTTCAAAAAGCATTTTCAACACTTAAAAAATAAACAAAATGGCCTTAGACCTATCAGCATTAACTAACTATGTAAAGGAGAACGAATTGCAGCTTACTTCTGCTGCTATCTTCTCAGCAAAATCCGCTAGACTTATCGAACAATTCGGTAACGTACAGGTGGGTATCAAATCAGCAGAGACTATCAATATCATGGCTACCGATGCGGTATTCCAGACAGGTGGTACTTGCGGATTTAACTCCTCAGGAACTACTACAATCACTCAAAGAACTTTGACTGTAGGAAAGATCAAAATTCAAGAATCTATCTGCCCTAAAACTTTCGAAGCTAAGTACACTCAAAAGGCTTTGCGTGAAGGTTCTACTTATGACTACATGGCTTACGCACAAGAATATTCTGCTCAGAAAGTACAGAAGATCGGTGCTGCTTTGGAGACTGCAATTTGGATGGGCAACACCGGATCAGGAAATGCTCAACTAAACAAGTTCATGGGTATTGGTACTATCATTGATGCCCTTGGTTTTGGTGGATCAGGTGATCCTGTAAAGGGAAACACTTCCCAATTGACTACTTTGACAAGCGCAAACATTGAGCAGGCTGTAGACGAAACTTTCGCTGCTATTCCTGCTGCCCTTTTGGACAAGGAAGATGTCGTAATTTTCTGTGGTAATGATACTTTCCGTGACTATGTAATTGCCTTGAGAGATTCCAACCTTTTCCACTACGCTGTAGACGCTGTCAACATGGAACTAGTAGTACCTGGAACAAACATCAAGTTGATAGGTGTTAATGGTCTTAATGCAACAGATACTTTATTCGCTTTATCTATGTCTAACCTTTACTTAGGTACTGACCTTTTGAACGAGCAAGATCGTTTCGAATTGTTCTACGCAAAAGAGGCAGACGAGATGAGATTTGTAGTTGAATTTAAATTTGGTGTACAGGTTGCCTTCCCTGATGAGGTAGTATTCTGGAAACTTTACGTTGCACCTTAAATAAAATTGGGGTAAGGTCATAATCCTTACCCCTTCACAATTCTAAATTCGAAAAGATATGCCATGCGCTTTAACACAGGGGTACACCCTAGATTGTAAGGACTCACTAGGTGGAATAAAAAACGTATATTTCGCACCTTATGAAGACCTTGCCACGGTAACCATTGTTGCGGGAGTAGTTACAGTTTTAACTATGGATGCTACTAAGGTTTTTTATAAGTACGATTTGGTAAAGGAATCTTCAAACTTTGCTGAGGCAGTAAACACAAACGTTCAAAACGGAACTGTATTCTACGCTCAAACTTTGGAAATTATCCTTAATAAATTGCAAGTAAACACACGAAACGAAATTGTGCTTCTTGCTAAAAATAGATTGGCTGTAATTGTAACGGATCAGCAAGGTGAAAACTGGTTCTTAGGAATTACTAACGGCCTTGACTTGACAGGTGGGGGAAGTGCTTCAGGTACTGCCTTCGGTGATAGAAGCGGATATACTTTGACTTTCACAGGCAATGAAAAAGAACTTTGCCAAAAGGTTACAGCAGTTATTCCAATCACTTAATTTTTGGTTTGATGTTTATGTGAACAAGCACCTCCTTTTAGGGGGTGTTTTTTTTGTGTACATGGGTGACTGTTTTTGTATTTATGTTTATGGTGATAATTACGAAGGGCGCAAATAGTGTAATCTATATCCCCTTATTTGATAAGCGACTTACGAGCAGCAATAGCTATATCTTTTTATTTGAGCATGAGGTAACAAAGGAGCAAGTGACTTTGACTTTGACGGATACTAGCCCATTCAAAGAAAGGTATTCAAAATTTGCCATTACTGAAGCATCTTTTACCACAGGTACTGTAGGCTTTTGGAGATACAACGTAACTCAATCGGGAAGCGGTAGTACAGTAATCGCCACAGGCAAAATGGAATTGACTGCGGTTAATTTGTCAACCGCAGGGGTGGTAAGATACAACGGTTACAACGGTAACTACAAAACATACACAACCACATGATAAAGTTTCTAAAATTTGACGATGTACCACTACCCATTTACAAGGAAGTAAAGGGGAAAGATTACATTTTTTATGGAGAAAGAAATGACTACCCAAACTACTTGCTGAGGATCTACAATAACAGCGCAAAGCATAACGCAATCGTGACCGGGAAGGTAGACTACATTTGTGGTAATGGGTGGGGAGTTAAGTCTGAAGATGAAATGCAGAAGGCTAAGGCCTACGGCATGATCAATAAGGTTAACACCAAAGAAGAAAGCCTAAATGAGGTCACTAATAAGCTCGTGACTGACTTAACTATCTTCGGGGGATACTATCTACAGGTGATCTGGACTAAGGCCACAGGCGAGATCGCAGAACTTTACCACGTTGACTACTACAAGGTAAGAACCAACTCAGAAAATACAGAGTTTTATGTCTCAGATAATTGGATTAAGAATGATAATGTTAACCCTAGACCAGACTACGAAACTTACCCCGCATTTGATCCTAACAATACCACAGGAACACAGATACTTTACTTCAAAGAATATCGTGCAGGGGTGAATACGTATTCCCTTCCAGATTATCGTGGTGCCATATCCTACATCGAACTAGATATTTCAATCGGGGAGTACCACCTGAACACCATAAACAACGGGATGTTTTCAAGCAAGCTGATAAACTTAAACGGTGGAAAGGTAAGCCAAGAGGAAGAAGATAGAATTGAGCGACAATTCCAGAACAAATTCAGCGGATCTAAAAACGCAGGTAAATTCATGCTAGCGTTTAACGATAGCAAAGAGAACGAACCTTCTATTATTGACCTATCAGGTACTGAATTAGACAAGCACTTTGATTTGCTTAATAAGAGCGTACAGCAGGAGATTTTTACAGGTCACAAGATAACAAGCCCGATGCTTTTTGGGGTGAAAACTGAAGGACAACTAGGAGGCAGAAGCGAAATGCGAGAAGCCTATCAGCTATTCCAGAACACCTATGTAAACGCAAAGCAAAGAGCGATCGAAGAGACGGTTAATTACCTTTTCAAGTTTAATGACATCATTGCTGATCTTGAATTAAAACCTACAGAGCCTATCTCTTTTGAATTTTCGGAGGCGATCATCTCAGCTAACATGACGCAGGACGAGATCCGGGAAAAGCTAGGCCTTGCACCTATTGAAAAAGTAGAAAATGACAATTCTCAGCAGGTGATTAATGCCCTTAATTCTTTGAATCCAACGATCTTGCAGAAGGTAATGGAAAACCTAGATAAGGAAGAGATAAGGGCTTTGATCGGCTTAAAACCAAAGATAGAACCTGTACAAATTGAAACTCCTGAGAACATAGGCGAAGCTCCGACTACCGTAGAAACTCTGCACCTATCGTGCAACCATACCCAAAAGGACGATGAAATACTCAGCCTATTTGAAGGCAAAGGAATATCCAAAGACGGTTTTAAAATTATTACTACTTCTAAGATGACCTTTTCAAGTGGTGATGAATTTGTAAAGCAAGAACTATTCG